GCATGAATGTTCATTGTGGACCCACCTTGCTTCGATATGTTCACATTGGCTGTCGTCTATGATACCAACAGAAACTAGACAATCGGACACAGCCTTCAGAAGATTGTCAAGGTCACGCTTACGCTTGTCTGGGCGCACCACTTCTAGGGTCAGTTTGTATGGCTCTAAAACTGTGCGTCGTCCTGCTTGTATCTTTGCCTGCATCATGGCGGTCTTACGCCAGGCTTTGTATTTTGGAGACCTGTGCATACCCCCTGTTGATGAGGTCCTCCAGAGGCTGTTAACGCTAGGTGGAAACGACAGAACGATTTTGATCACGCTTTCGCTCCATCCACTTACGATCTAACAACGCAGCTAAGTGCCGGTGAACGTCTGATTCTTTCGACCCTGTACGCAACGCTATCTCGTAGGTGTCTAACCCCCATGCCCAGTAGATCTTCACTGATTCGGGGTCTATCTGCCTGTAGGATCGCCTAGTTGTCTTCATAGAGGTCTGGCCTCAATTTCTGGCGGGGAATGCCCGTTTCCTTAGATATCCTAGCCAGATGACGCATGGGGACATGGTCCCATGCAGACACCGCTGCCAGCGTGAGACCAAGTTCTTTAGCCAGGCGGGTCATGGACCCGTAGTGGACAAAGACCTCAATGAGTGTGTGTGTTCGCGTCTGTTTCATGGAGGCATTATGCACTGTTCTCAAAAAAGGTCAAATTGTTTGTTGACACGAATCGGAGGGCATGCGAGAAAGAGACACCCCACAACGGGAGAGAGACATGAACCTGATACCAATCGAATACAAACTAGATGAGTACGAGTTGCCCGATCACCTCTATCTGACCGGCGCTCTGGATATCGAGATCGACTGCGTAGACGGTCAGCCCTACATCTGGGCTTTCCAGTTGACGGTCCATAATGGTGAGACCGGCATATCGGTTGAGCATGACTATCGCCAGGGTCGCCCTGACAACTGGCACCCGTCTGTTGAATTGCTGCGCGACATGCATCGCGACAAGAAGTTGATGGACGACATATTTGACGACTGCGCCCGTGAAGGCATGTGGGAAGACTAGGAGAACCGCTATGAAAATGTCTGATGAAATTGCACAGCTTGCTACTGCCCTTGCCATTGCGCAGGGCCAGATTGAGGATGCTGCCAAGACCACCAAGAACGACTTTTACAAGTCCAAGTATGCAGATCTCGCCTCAGTGCGCGCCGCTGTCCGTCAGCCGTTTGCTGACAATGGCCTGTCTGTCGCCCAGTTCCCTCGCACCGTCCCCGGCGGTGTTGAGGTCGAGACAATGCTTCTGCATTCCTCTGGCGAGTTCATGTCAGAGACCCTGTTCATGCCGGTGAAGCATGAGCCTCACCCAATCGGCAGCGGGATCTCCTACGCCCGCCGTTATGCCCTCATGTCCATTGCCAATCTGGCGGCGGATGATGATGACGGCAACGTTGCCCAGACAGCCAAGCCTATTGCAGAGGTAGATCCTGCTGCGGCAAAGAAGTTGGCACTCCTTGCCAAGAAGGAGGCTGAGAAAGGGCTTGAAGCCCTCAACATGTTCTGGCGGGGTCTGGATGCCGCTGAACGCAAGCTTCTGACACCAGATGTCATCAAAGACCTGAAGGCTATTGCAACTGAAATAGACAACAAGGTGGCTGAGTGATGGAACAGAGAACATCTGAATGGCATGCTGCCAGGCTAGGGCGTGTGACGGCGTCTCGCGTGGCTGATGTCGTCGCCAAGACCAAGACCGGCTATAGCGCCAGCCGTGCCAATTATATGGCTGAATTGATTTGCGAGCGATTGACTGGAACGCAGGGGGCTTTCTATTCAAACGCCGCAATGCAGTGGGGGACGGAGACTGAACCAATGGCTCGTGCAGCCTACGAAGGGGCTATAGGCGCGCTTGTCGTTGAGGTTGGCTTCGTCCCCCACAACACCATCATCATGGCTGGGGCGTCCCCAGACGGCCTTGTTGGCGACGGTGGGCTTGTGGAGATCAAATGCCCTATGACCGCCACCCACATTGACACGCTGCTGTCTGGGTTTGTGCCAAGCAAGTACATCAACCAGATGCAGTGGCAGATGGCTTGTACGGGTCGTCAGTGGTGCGACTTTGTCTCGTTTGACCCACGCATGCCGGAAGGGATGCAGATCTGGATTAAGCGGGTGGATCGGGACAATGTTCTGATCGCAGAACTGGAGAAGGAAGTGATCAGCTTTCTCAGCGAACTAGACGCCAAGATCGTACAACTGAAGGAGAAGACCGGTGGCATTCGAGCAGAAAGACAACAGTGGGGCTATCTTCAAGAACAAGAACCCCAAGAATGAAAAGTCCCCGCCACTGACTGGGAAGGCCATGATCGGCGGTGTTGAGTACTGGGTTAGCGCCTGGTCAAAGACGGACAAGAATGGCGAGAAGTGGATTAGCTTTGCCGTCAATCCAATGAACCCGTCCGCTGTTCAGACACAGACCAGCAGGGCCGTTGATTTGGATGAAGATACTATTCCTTTTTGAGGGGTGAGCCATGGACAGCAATATGCCGCTTTCGGAACAATATCGCGTTGTCGCGAAGGCTTACGTAGATGCTGACTCCGCTGCCTCTCTGCTTGAGGAAACCAAAAGTGCAGTGCTGGCGCGCATGATGCTCTCTTTGGGAGACATGCCCGTCAGCCGCGCTGAAATGCAAGTCAAAGCATCCAGCGATTGGAGTGAGTTCGTTACAAACATGGTGAAGGCGAGAGAGAAAGCCGCCTTCTTGAAGGTCAAGCTTGAATACATCCGTATGAAGTTTAATGAGTGGCAGTCAATCGAGGCATCTAAGCGCGCAGAAATGAGACTGTGATGGCGATTGATATCGAACTAACACCGGCTGAAATTATGATGGCGGCGCAGGCTGGCATCATGCGACAAGTTGAGAACATAAAGAAGAAAGTTGAGCAATATTACGGAGCGCCAAACACCAACGACTGGCAAATTCATGTAGAGGGGTGCCTTGGAGAATTTGCCTTATCAAAGTTTCTAAACGTATGGTGGGGCGGAAAAGGAAAAAAAAGGGACGCAGATGTCTATATCTATGATGTTAGAACAACCCCGTCTCACAACTACAGTTTGATAATCCACCCAAGCGACCCGGATGATCGAATATTTTGGCTGGTAACTGGAATAAATGGATCGTACAAAGTGCAGGGATGGATATATGCAAGAGACGGGAAAAAAAATGAATACTGGAAAGATCCAGTAGGAGGGAGAGCAGCCTTCTTCGTCCCTATATCTGAACTAAATGACCCAGGAGACACAAAATGGAAGACTTAAAAAAAGAAGCAGAACTGATGCACAAGACGGCTGGTAAGGTTTTGAAAATACTTGAGAAATTAGATGAACCTACGGCGGTTGCTGTAATCAATTACATCTTTCTTCTGATGGTGATTGACGATCAGAAAGGGCCTGTTGTTGCAAAAGCAATGACGGCAACTTTCCTCAATAACGTGATGAACAGCATTAATGGCTACTTTCATGGTGAAGGTGACGAAGAGAGTGTCCATTGATCAAGCGTGTTCGCATAACAGCCAAGATGCGAGCCGACATTTTTCTGCGGCACGAAGGGGTATGCCACCTATGCAGTATGAAGGTAACGCCCGGCCAAGAGTGGGATGTCAGCCATGACATTCCCCTTGAGGCTGGCGGTAGAGACGATGAAAGCAACTGGCTGGTTGCTCATCGCAAGTGCCACAGGGTTCATACTAGCACTGTTGATGCTCCCATGATTGCCAAGGTGAAGAGAAAACACCAAAAGCATATAGGAGCATCAAGATCTAAATCCCCACTGCCAGGCGGTCGCCTTTCAAAATGGAAGCGCCGTATGGATGGAACAGTGGTTCTCAGAAACAAGAGTGAGGACGCATGCGATTCTTAATCTCAATGAAGATGCCTAACGCCAATGGCATGCTGACGCACCAGTTGACGTTGGAGTATCCATGCAACTCATTGGAGGATCTTTGCGCCGCTATGAACCGGCACGAATTTCTTATCTTTGAGCTATTCTATAGGCGCACAAACATGAATGGAGAAATATGGTGGCAAGATAGGGGTGAGATCATCATCAACACATCCTGCATTGGCAAGGCAGTAGAGTTCATAGACATGGACAAAGACAACACCATCGAAGATCCTGGCGCAGACGCAAATGTCGTCAGAACCAGAAACCAACGCTACAGCAAATAGGAGAACCGCATGGAATACCGTGAACTAATGTCAGACTCCATCAAGATTTTCAACGAACGAAACGCCCTGTATGGAGACATGAAAATTTGTCTGAACCGCGCTGCTGAGATCTCAACCCTGATCACCGGCATACACCTCACAGCGCACGATGTCGCGCTTGTCCTGCATGCTCTGAAGCTTGCTAGACTTGGGAATGACCGGGCGAACAAAGAGAATTACGTTGATGGTATCAACTACTATGCCTTTGCCGGTGAGTTGATCAGCATGCAGGATAACCAGATTGGAAAGGTTATGGATGAGTTAAGGGCAACAGTTAACCCTGAGAGGCAAGAGCCAGATTTCTAAAAACAGGGTGACGGCTGGATTTCTGGCCGTCACCCCCCACAGGGGGGTAGACATGGAAGACAAAACTCAATCAATCAAAAACCTCTGGCTGACCGGCCTATCTGGCGGGGAGATAGCAAAGCAACTTCACATCACCAGGAGCGCCGTCCTTGGCAAAATCTACCGCATGCGTGAATCCAAAGAGATTGGCATACGAGAGAGTGATATACGGATGCGCAATATCAGGATAGAAACCAAAAAACGTGAAAATGAGCGTGTTGCTACGTTGTTTGATGTCATGCGAGAAGACCCTTTAGAGAAGGAAGAGGTAAAAGTTCCATCGATCATATGCGAAGAACTGATCCCATTAGTTAAACCTTCGCCAATGAGGTTTGAGAACAAGCCCGTCAAATTTGATAAGCTTACGCCAAAATCTTGCCGCTTCGTCCTCAATGATGGACCGCCATCTGAGTTTCTATTTTGCGGGAAGGAAAAGAGGGGCCGGTCTTACTGCGCAGAACATGAGGCGCTTTGCTACTATCGCATTGAGAGAAAAGGAAAATCAAAATGATGCTGCAACTTAACCCGCAACTTCCCGTAGTGACCCCGAAAGGTAAGGGCCTGGCCCAGGTGATCATCGACTACGGAACAGAGCATGATTTGATATGGATTGTGTTCCAGGAAGATGGCGAGTGCTGGTGCTGGCGCAATCAAGACATTCGCGCCGAAAGAAACATCACCTATGGGCGAGATCCCGCTTGAAGTTCATTGGCCCTGTGGCACAATGGATTTGTCAAACAATGGTGTTTGGCTGATGATGCTTGGCACCTTCAGCCCAGCCACTGTGTGATGTTCTAAACGCTCACTTGCCCCAGCCCGTTCAGTCAGGCTGGGGTTTTTTAGTACCCAACCACAAACCAGAAAAAACCCATTGAATAACCGTTGTTGTTCCAAACTCTGATTTGAGTGTTTGAAAGAATTTCAACTCCAATCGTGGCGTATGGGCCAGCATAAGTGGAATTGTGAATTTCAGTTAGATAGGCCGTGTATACAGCGGTCGGGCAGGCATACGGGAGCGTGATGGTGACGGATGTAGATGCCCCAACACTGCTCTGCCCAAACTGCTGGTTCAGGCCGCCGGGGAAAAGTTGATAGCCAGCCCCATAAGTAGGGAATGCCGTCGATTGCGTAGTGTTGTCAGGGAAAATGAATCCGGTGGCCGACGCCTTGACTGAACCAGAAGCTACAAACGTCCCGGCAGTCTTCAATTCGCCATTGGTGTCACAAGACAAAGTTGCGCTGCCGGTATCGGCGGCATTGTACAGGGCAATGTCGCCGCCGTTGCGGACGCTGATTGCAGCGCCAGAAGTGGCACCACCAGTATTAACCGAAATTGTTCCGGTGGAAGTGTAGTTCGATGTCGTGGAAACCGCCGCCGCATTTAGCGTCCCGGTGAAGGTGGGAGAAGCAGACAGGACAACACTGCCAGTGCCAGTGCTGCTCGTCACCCCGGTACCGCCGTTTGCCACAGGCAGCACACCAGTGACGCCAGAGGTCAGCGCCAAGCCCGTAGCATTGGTAAGGGTGAGTGTACTGGGTGTCCCAAGGTTGGGCGTCACCAACGTGGGTGAGTTGGCGAGGACAATGCCCCCAGATCCTGTCACGCCCTGACCAAGGGCGGTCCCTACGCCAGATCCGAACGCCGTGATTCCAGTTCCGCCATTGGCTACCGCAAGAGTTCCGCTAAGAACAACAGCGCCCGCAGTAGGCGTGGCCGGTGTTAGCCCTGTAGTGCCGCCGGAGAAAGTGCCAACACCAGAAGTGCCTGATGCAACGATCTCAATGATTCCATTGCCATTATTGACGGTGATCCCGCTGCCGCCAGTGATGGTAGCTTTTGTGAGCGAGTTTGTAGCACTGTTCCCAATCAGGATTTGGCCGTTGGTGTAGGAAGTTTGGCCTGTGCCACCCTGGGCAACGGTCAGTGCAGTCGTCAACCCGCTGATGCTAGTGATGTCACTATTGGAGCCCGCCGTAGCCGCGCCAAGATTTGTTCTTGCCACGCTTGCCGAAGTCGCGCCCGTGCCGCCATTAGCGACATTCAGGGTCCCCGCCACCGCAACGGCACCGGAAGATGCAGTGGAGGGGAGCAGGCCGGTAGAGCCAAAACTGATAGTGGCGACATAGGAAGATGGTGCGCCAGTGGACGCAGATGTTTGAACACTTCCATCCGGGAACTTAAAGCCACCAGTGGTGCTGTATACGGTTCCTGCCACTTCCAGCGCCTGGGTGGGGCTTGCAGTGCCAACCCCCAGTTTGCCGCCACTGTAGACAAGATTGGCAGAGGCATCGAGAATGCCGCTTGTATTGTATTGGATCTGAGTGCTTGAACCAGCCGCCAGAGACGGCCTGACCCAGTTGTCAGCATAACGGATATTGGTTCCGTCTGAGTAAACAACAGTGCTGACATTGCGGTCAACAATAACGTA